TTGCAGAAAGAAGCCTCGGTGAGAGTCTTACCAGCCCGGAAACGAAGTGCCTGACATGCTCCTGAAGGGCAGTTTCAGCTTGTTCTTTTGTCCAGACAGTGTATTGCCTAATATCACGACCAGTAGAACCATAACCAATAGTCCAAGGGTCGCCACCAGTACCGGGGTCAGGATAAGCACAGCAATCGCCGTTAGGAAGGCGTTTAGCATAGCCTTCAAAGGGCTTGATGAGTACGTTGATGGCAAGCTCAATCGCTTCATTCACTTGTACTTCTCTATGCTGCGACCAACAAACCAGAACGTAAGAATCATGGTGAAAAGTCCAAAGTCATCTTCATCCCAACACTTCACAATCACTTCATGCCACGGTGCATTGCTTTGAAACGCAAGTACAAGCGAAGCCGCCTTGACTGCCGCATACATGCCAAAGATAGCCCAAGTAATGCCTGGACGAACCAGCGCTGAGATGCCAGCCACAAACCAACCTGCTGCTTGAGCCGTTTGACTCTGTTCTTCAAAGGCCGCTTTGATGGTATCAAGTTGCTGAACACTGTAGTCCACATACTTTTCCTCCATCTTGAAAGTACCGCGCATCTTCTCAAGATCGGTCTGCAACTGAAACATGTTCAGCTCATGCTGACGTTCATTCTTTTTATCGAGGAACTTCAACACTTCTGGTGCTAGCCTGAACAGACCACCAAAGATACTGCCAAGCAAACCACCTGATAGCAGGTCAAACATTACTTGTTCAGAATCTGGTCAATGCGTGTATGCGCCTTGTCGGCGGTCATATGCAGATGCTCAACCTTAGCCTTGAGTTCCGCCAGGTCTGAACGAATAGCCACATATGCACCAAACGCTCCAGCAGCAGCACCAATCAGGGCTTGTATGACTACTGACATCGACACTTCCATTTAGGACATCCCTTCGCCTGGTGTGATGTACAGGTTGTGCGTACCCGTATCCACGATGGCAGCAAAGTAAACCGGATTAGTTCCATTGGCTTGGCCGTTGGTAATTACAATTCTAGTGTTGGGTGGAACCACAAACCCATACTCGCCAGCGCCAGAAGTTGGTATCACTGCTGTAGTTCCGCTACTTGCACCTGTCTTTACAAAGATTTCATGGTTGCCATCGTTGTAAAGTGCAAACTGGTTGGCAGGCGTATCAGCGTAAACAGCAACATTCGCAGATGTTGTCGTTACGCTTAAAAGGTAAGTCTTGCCAGTAGCAAGAAACGCAATATTATTTGCCACCTTTGTTCCCCCATTGCTGCGCTGCAGTCATGGTGCCATAGCATGGCGCACCATTGGTGAACTTAGGCTGGAAGTTAGGGTTGACCTGCTTGGCCGTGCCTTGGCTAGGCTTTAGCACCACCTGTTTGCTCACCACTTTCGTCATCGTCATCATGCTTTGTTTCCTTCATTAAGGATGGTAAAAACACTGTGATGGCAAAGATAAGCAATGCGGCGATCCGCTCATAACTCGGCCCCCACATTGTCCAGCAAGCTAAGGCAAAAGTCATCGACAACGCCAAGATTGTCAACACCCTCGCCACCACTAACTTCAAACTAATGCGTACTACCTTCAACAGAAGATTCGAATCCATGTTCAGCCTCATGGGGTTAATTAAGGTTATCTAGTCTACCTTAACTATCTTCATCTTCGTCTTCATCCATAAAGCCTCTACCCCAGTCAGCATCACTCGCTTTTAGGCGTATGGCTTCTAACTTCAATGCTCGATCAATAATCTTCGACTTATCGGTAAGGCTTGCTTCCGGGTCTGCCATGACTTCAGCCAAGAGTTTGCTTATCGCAGCCTCTAAGTCAGGGTTTATGCCCGACTGCTTACGCTTCACCGCATCATGCGACGCTTGGGCTGGCGCTCAGGCATCTTGTTCATAGGCTGGCGACCTAACGCACGTTGCGCTGCAAGCGAACCTGCAACTTCATTGCGACCTGCCTCTGCTGCCTGCGCCTCCTGGCGCTTCATTTCTTTATTACCCTCTGCCTTCATCATGCCATCGTAGTTCATCGCATACCTCTCTTGGTTTTACGCGCTGTGGAATAGGCTATGGCCGCAGCCTGCTTGACTGCAGCTCTCTTACTAGCAGGACGGCTTGTGCCAATCTTGCCACTTTCTTTGAACTTCCGCACCATCTCACCGATGTTGCTAGAAATAGTCTTTTGACTACTACCTTTTTTAAGGGGCATTTATTTCTCCTGAGCACGATTTACTGCGCCAGCAGCAACACCAACAGGGCTTACACGAGTCTGGCGTAAACGAGAAGCCACATCTTCCGGCCTTAAATACAACTCAGCCATTCTTTTTGCGGCGGGAGGTGCCGCCATAATTGCAGCGCCAGCAGCAGGAAGGTAAGGAATATCTCCGGCAAAACCACCGCCCATCAAACTTAAGCCTGTTCCTGCTCTAAGTAATCCACCTAGCGTTGTTGCTTCAGTTTGAGGAATTCTTGGTCTAGTAAAAATGTTATAGGTTTGCCCTGACTCTGCCAACGGAACGTATGCACCGCCTCGCCCACGCTCTCTTCCATACAAAACATTAGTTGGCTCTACAGCAGCATACTGTTGCGCAAACTTATTGATGTCCACATCGCCAGCACGAATGATTGCCGGGTTTCTTGCGTAAGCATCTTCAAATGCTTTAAGAGCTGCGTACTGTTTATCAATACCTCTAAGAGCCTCGTAATCATCTTTTCCAAGACTGCGTTTTGCAATGTCATCAAACTGCTGAAGCACTTTCATGCCAACTTGTTTTGGCGCACCTTCTAGTCCATAAACATATTGAGCTACTTCTGAACGAACTTCTTTCCATAAAGGCGCAGGTATTTGCTGACGAGCTTGCAGTGCTTCAGCAAAGGCAGAAACACGAGGGCTTCCAACCCTAAACTCATTTAAGGTTGTGTTCTTATTAAAAGCATCAACTAGTTGATTCCTTGCTGCGTTATCTACATTGATTTCTTTACCTGAAAGCAACGTGTTGTATTGGTTTGCTAGAGCGTCATCAGCGTCACGCATAGCTCTTGGAACTAATGTCGGCTCAACGCCGCCAAACGCTTTAGCTACTGCACGATTTGCCGCGGCTTGATTCTCTCTGCCAAACTTAATGAACTGTTCACGAGAACCAGGTACTAGTTGCATAACGCGTTCAGTTGCAGACAGCGCTCTTGATTCTTTAATCTGACTAGGAAGCGGCTGCATACCTGTTTGCAATGCCTGACTAAGAACACGCTGCTTTTCTTCAGAACGAATGTTTTCTGGAATCGTATACATGCGTTCACGCACACTCTCAGCAACTGGAGCCAAAGCTCTTCGTGCAGCCGTGCGAACCATTGAAGGGCCAACCTCCCCAGCAACCCTTGCAGTTTCTGCAATAGGTTCAGGCGCTCCAGCTTCTCTTGCTTTTGTCGCGACATATTCGCCACCAGCACCTGCTGCGCCCGCTCCAACCGTCATGCCTGCGAGCTGTTTTCCAGTTTGAGGAAACATAGCTTGAGCAAATCCTCTTGCGCCTCGTTCAAGCGCTCCCATTGCTTGCGGTGCTTTGCCAGCAAGTTTCAATGCGTAACCAGCGGTTGCGCCAGCCGGCCCTACTGCTGTTGCATATTCGCCAAACTTCTCGGCCATTCGGCCAAATGTACTTTTTTCTTGTGCAGCCCCACTAGACGGGCCAGTAAAAGCAGGGGTAGGTATTTTGGCAACAACATCTTCTGTTGATTCGCCAAGGTGTTTTTGAATACGAGCTTTAGCCGCTGTTGGATCAGTTTCCGACAACTCGTAACTTTTACCTTTGTACTCGTATACAGGCATAAATCACCTCAATCAAGTTTGATTGGATTGCCAGGCGTTCCATCACCTTGCGGCTTAACAGTAGTCTGCAAAGTTGGCCCTAAATAAGCATCAAGCGTTTGTTGATTTATTCCTAACGAACCGCCAATTTGCCGCTGTCGATTAGCAGCGTTGTTGATGATTTCAAGTTGCCTATCAAAGTACATTTTTGCGTTATCAGCGCTTGTTGTTGGATTGATTGTGAACTGGTCAAAAGATCGTTCTTCCGCTTTTGTAAGCGTCTGTCCAAATAACGTATTTCTGACCTTTGCTACAAACTCGCGATAGTCTTTCCACCAATTAACAGTGTCATTAGTTACTGGAGGAAGTTTTGTGCCAAATGCACTTGCCACTTGGCTAGCAATTTGCCCAACCGGCAAACCTCTATCAACAAGCGTTAGGAACGTTTCAGCAATTTCTTTCTGAGGAAACAATCCAAAGTATTCTGGTTTTCCTGAAGAAGAAATACGCCCAAGGCTATCTTTAACAGAACCAAGATTCTCCAAACGTTTTTCTACGGGCCCAGGAAGCGATTGAATTTTTCCTTCTTGCTTCATTTGCGCTAGTTCACGCTGGAACGCCATGCGATCTTGTGCAAGTTCACGCTGCATTTGCATACGTTCTCTTGCCATTTCAGCTTGTTGCTTCAGTTGAAGCATCGTCTGTGTAGCGCGATCAGAGCCTTCTACTGCTTTGTTAAGTGCTTCGCTGGCCTGCTTGTACATGCCTTGACGCATAGCGGCAGCAGCAACACTGTTTTGAGTTTCCGCCTCCAGTATCTTTAACTCACCTTCTGCAGCCTTACGATCTGTCTGCAATAGGTTCATAGCCCTATTGAATCGATCAAGCGTTTGTCGATTGTTTTCCTTGATAGCTTCTACATTCTTTGTGAAGACATCAAGTTCACGTTTATAAACGTCTTGCCTGCCTTGCCTAAATCCTTCTACAGCGCCGTTAAGAGCTGCCATAGCAGCCATCCCTGACCGCTTGCTAGCACCACCAGTAAGGAAGCCAGCAACAATGCTAAGGCCAAGTACGTTTCGGATGTCTTCCAGGTTTGCAGAACTTGGCTCAAATGCTGGAATCTCTTTTTGACGATACTCAGGTGACTCGACAAGTTCTCGTTCTTTCGCAGCGAAGACATCACCGATCTCTTTGCCACGCGTAGCCATGCCCGTGCGCTTTGCAGCAATGTCCGCTTGCGATGTTTCAGCTTCTGCACGTTGAGCCTCCATTAATCCAGGAAGTTGCTCTTCAGCAATCGTGCCACGCGCTATCCTGCTTTGCATACCTTGCTCTGGCGTTTGAGCCTCAGCAGGCTTTCGGCTATACACAGCGCCCATAGCCCGTGAGATTGGGTCGCCAGTCGTACCAAGTGCGTCTTGCAGTGCCATGATTAACCTCTCGGTGGCGGCGTCTTAGAAGTTGTTTCCGGCGTTGCTACATTGCCGTAGATAGTGCGGTATAGATTGGTCAATGTCGTATTGAGCATGTCACGCGTAGCTTGATCAGCAGCGTAACCAGCACGAATAGCGGCAGCCTGGTACTGATCACCAATGCCAGCAATCTTGATGCCTTGGTCAATCAAGTCTTGAGCACCACGCTGTTGCATCTCTTGCATACGCGCTTGCTGTTGTTGCTGTGCAGTACCGCTAGTCAAGCCTCGTTGTGCAAGCTGTTGCTTTTGCCTTGCATCAAGCGCCGCCATTTGCTGCATTTGCACTGGAGTCAACTCACCACGCTGACCGCGAGCAATCATCTCTTGACCAAGTGCGCGATTAGGTGCGCCTATCTGAGATAACTCTTGCTGCATTCTGCGAGCTTGTTGCCCAGCTTGCCTAGCTTGAAACAATGCGGCAGCAGTGCCAAGTCCAGCCAACCCTTCTCTAGTGCCTAGCACTTGTTTTGCGCCAGTCTTGAGCATGTCTTCAAAACTACGGCCAGGAGCAGCACCTTGATCTATTGCTTCTTGTTTGAAGTCTCGAACCTGCTGCGGCCCAACAAACTCATTAGGCATTTGTGGCAACTGAGGCGTAAACGATCTAGTCATTGCTGGCTCAAACTGTGGTTGAGTTTGCGCTGGCTCCATCGTATCGGCAGGCGCTGAGTAAATAAATGCGTTACTCATATCAATGGGTTGAGATACAGTTTCTGGCGAAAAGACTTGGTTATCAAGTCCTTGCTGTTCAGCAGGAGCCATGTCTTCATAGCCACCAAGAAATCCACCATCTTCAAACTCAGGCAATCCCGTTGTAGGATTCATGGTTCCAGCACCACCTCTAGACTTTAGTAGTGCAGCCTCTTGCGGTGTGATGTGCGCCAAGATAGTATCTTGTCCACGGCCCTGCCTGCGTAGCATCTCTGCTAAGGCTTTGAGATCGAGGCCACCACCGAGAAGTGCGGCAAGTTGTTTAGCCATGATTAGATTCCTAACAATCGACGTAATTTCAACGATCTAACGTTCCAGACGGGCTCCTGCTTTTCTTCAGGCGTACCCTCTATATCACCTAGATAGCCTTCTGACAAGCCCGGCCTGATAGGTAGTATCTGAGCAGATTCTTGCACCCTACTTCCAGGCGGAACAGTTGGCACCGTTCTTGGTTTAACGGTCAATGTTTGTTCAACTGTTATAGGCGGTGTTTCTACAATTGATTCTGGCGGTGTAAATGGTGGCTCGATAGGAGGAGGAGGTGGCGTTTCAGGCACAGTTGGCTTCTCTAACTCTTTAATGATTTGTTGCAGCAATTGATCTTCAGGCGTGAGATCAGTAGGCGGCGAGATCAAGTCTTCTGGCTGCGTAGGTTCAGGCTCTTCTGTGTTGATCTGTGGCGTAGGTTCGGGCGTAGTCTGTATAACTGTTTCAGGCTGAGTCTGAGTTACAGGCTCTGGTTGTGTTTGAGTCTGAGTTTGTGTTTGAGTTTGCGTCTGAGTTTCTGGTTGCGTCTGCGTGACAGTTTCTGGCTGGGTCTGGGTTTGTGTTTGGGTTTCAGGTTGAGTCTGGGTTTGTGTAACGGTTTCGGGCTGAACTTGTGTGGCTGTATCTGTAGCTGTTTGCGTAGCCGTTTGCGCTGCAGTATCTGCGGCGGTTGTTGTTGATGTGGCTGTATTGTTAACCGTATCAACAGTTACGTTAGTCCCTGGTGTTAAAACAGTCCCTGTTGTATCAACTGATGGCACATTAGTAGCTCCTCCATCTTGGGTTAATACAAGTGAGGTTCCATCACCATTGTCTTGCAAGACAACGCCTGTTGTTGCATTTGTTGCTGGCGATGTAGGTTGCGCGACAGAAGGGGCCTGAGCTACATCTGCAGTTACGGTTGGAGTAACTGTAGGTTGTGTAGCAACTTCAGGCTGAACTTGCGTTGCAGTATCAGTTGCAGTCTGTGCGCCAGTCTGTGTTTGTGCGCCAGTCTGTGTTTGTGCGCCGGTTTGCGTAGACGTATCAGCCTCGGATGTTACCGCCGTACTTGTGTCTGTAGCCGTGCTAGTAACGGTAGCCGTGTTATTGGATGTGTCAACTGCAACACTTGTTCCAGGAGTGAGTGCAGTGCCCGTTGTTGCATCCACTGATAGCACGTTTGTTGCGCCACCGCTTTGCGTCAGCACAAGCGATGTACCGTTACCATTGTCTTGCAAGACAACACCAGTAATTGTTGTACCAGTATCTACAGCAGCACCAGTTCCGCTACTACTAACAACAGGGCCGGTAGGAGTCACCGTAGGTCTTGGGTTAGCAATAATTTGCGCAGCAGTCTCGCCAGCACTTAAACGATTTGCAACAACAAATTTAGGCAAACCTGTTTGCGCAGCAATTGAAGAAACTTCATCAATGGCTTGCGTATCACTACCAGTTACAACCTCTTGCCCACCGCCTGAGTCAACCGCTACTCCACCACCGCCAGTTCCACCGCCAGTTCCACCGCCAGTTCCACCACCAGTTGCAACCACCGGTCTTGGATTGGCGATAATTTGTGCTGCCGTTTCTCCGGCATTTAGGCGGTTAGCAACAACAAATTTAGGCAAACCAGTCTGCGCCGCAACAGATGACACTTCATCTGCAGCTTGACTGCTAGCACCAGTTACAACCGGTGCGGGCGGTGTCGTTACTGTTGGCGCAGTAGGCAATACAGTCGTTTGACCTGGCTTCAAACCATTAGCAGGAACAATGGTTAATGCGCCAGTGCTATCAATAACAGACGCTTGATTGCTGTTTACATCAACAGCAACAACAACGCCTGTATTTGTTGCGCCGGATGCAACATCAAAAGTCGGTATGTCAACACCGGCGGTTAGCAACGTGCCAAGGTTTCCAGGCGTTAAATCAACGTTAGGATTAAGAATTGTTCCCGTTGTATCTGTAGGAAGCCTTGTTCCCGTAACCGTAAGCGATGCTCCAGGAGGGGCAGCCACACCACCAGGCACTTGTACACCAAGGTTGTTTTGTGCTGCTGCCGCTAACTGTTCACCAGTGTTAATAGCGGCTGCAGTCTTGCCGCCAATAACGGCACCAAGCACCGCTTTACCTTTAGCGGCATTAGCATCGCCAGTCGTGATGTATTCAATTAAGCCTTCTTCTAATGCTTCAGTTGCCGGTTCAAGTAACGTCCTTGCAACGACATTGTTTGCACCTGGTATCAAGCCAATAGCAGCAGTAACGGCACCCGCAACACCAGCGTCCTGTCTTGCCATGCGAGCAAGCTCTTGTGGCGTTGCATTAGGATTCGCTGCTCTAAGTTCATCAATCTTTTGCAAGGCTTGAGCACCAGCGGATTCGGCAGCGTTTAATGCCATCGAGCCAAGGAACTGCGCTACTTTGCCACCAGGCAATAACAAACTAGGAAGTTCTTGAATAAGTTCAGAACCAAGTATGGCCGCTGCGCCAGCAGGATTGTTAAGCGTAGCGCTAGCAATAGCTCTAGCAATTTGTTCTGCTGTTGAATTAGGATTGCTTGCAACGCGGTAAATCTCGTCAACAAATGCTTGCGACTGTTGATTTACCACCTCTGGCCGCATAAGTTCGCCAGACGTTTGAATAGCCCTAAATCGATCTATAGCGCCTTGCGAGTCAACACCTAATTGCTGCGCTGTTGCGGAAATAGCCGCGCCCAACTCCCCAAGGCCAGCCTGTGCTGTGCCGGTAAAACCACCAGCAACTTCATTAGTTCTGGTGTAAACACTCTTGGTCTGGCTAACAATGTTGCCATTAGCGTCAATGGTGGCCGTATCACCCGTTACTTTATCTCGCTGCGTTACCGTGCCATCAGCATTTTTAGTAACCACAAGATTGCCTACTGGCAATACATTGGTATCACGTTCCGTGCTGATACTCAGGCTTGCAAGATCGTTAGCTGTTAACTGTTTACCGATGAGATTTGGATCGCCTGCATAGAGAATGCCTTGGTATACAGCATTAGCAGGCAATGCTTCAACCGCGCCAATGACGTTAGGTTTGTCAAGAAACACACCACCACCTGCAATCGTACTTGCTTCACCAGTCGGCAGTAATTGCGTGATCTTTCCGGTATTGATGTCTCTTAGATAAATAGTTCCGTTTGGCCCTTGATAGCGTTCGGTCAACGGATAAAGTTCTCTAGCAGCAGCCTCTGCCGCTGTAATTTGCTGCGCACCCTGCATAGCTTGGTTAACCGTCTGCGCCTGATTAGCCGCCTGTTCTTGCGCCACAATGCCAAGCACATCGTCTTGCGTAACGCCACCAGTCGTATCCATACCGACATCAGGCGTAGTACCTAACCCACCTGTCGTAACGCTAGGAGCGGTTGTATCAGTTGCTGCGCCGCCACCAACAGTTGTTGAGGCGCCTGGTATTTCTGGTGTTTGCTTTTGATTAAGCGAAGCATTTGCTCCACTTATAAATCCCTGCAATGCGGATAAACCAGAATCAGCCCCTGTAACTTGAGCTTGCAACGCGCTAGTTGCTGCAGATACTAATCCACTATCTATCGCTCTATCGCCTGTAATACTTAAACCTTGAGAAGCCGCTTGAGCGCCCGTTGCTATTAATGAATTTGTTACTGCATTCCCAACATCGCTACCAGTTAAAGCGGCTGTAGCACCAGATCTAATAGCATTGTCAATAAATTGATTGCCTGTAAGGTTAGGAACCAACTGACTCACGCCAAAACTTACAGCAGCATTCTTTAGCGCGTCAGCAGGTTTTGCTCCAGCAGCAACGCTCAATGCAGCATTCATCACGGCATTGCCTAGCGCCTGAGCCATAACCGTGCTCGTTGCGCCAAGAGCCGCGCCTATAGCTACATTAAGACCAGGAACAACTGAGGCTATAAAAGGAATCCCTTCTCTTAAAAAACTTTCGCCAAAACTTATATCTTGAGCGCCTTTGTAATACGATGGTTCTCCTATTGGGACAAGCTGCCCATCTTGCAAACGGTAACTTTGCGCCGCTCGTTCTCTATCTTCGCCACCTGTTTTGCTGCCAATGTAAAAAACAAAATCATTAGAGCCAACATCCTGCGGTGTAAATGGCGTTTCAACCATTTCACCGTTTATTACTTTGTATGTTTTAACAAAAGTGCTTGTATGTCGGTCACCTTGACTATCAAACAATCCTTCCCCAAGACCTGGAAGCAACGCTATCGCTGCGTCTTCACCAAAATTGCCGACAGAAGACGCAACGCTTTCTCTTGGGCGCACTCCAATTTGAGCTTCTGTTTCTTGCAATTGGCTTGCAGCAGATGACGCGGAAGGCTGTTGAACAACAGGGGTTTGAACTGGCGCAAGTTCTTGCGTAACAGGCTGCTGAGTCTTTAACCAGTCGGTGTAAGCCTTTTGTAAGGTTGATCGAACTTGATCAATAGGCATGTCAAGTACGGCTTGTATTTCATCTGGAGAGCCTTCTCTCCCATAAATCTGACGAAACAGGTTTTGTCGTTCATTGGTTAAATTTTGTACGCGTTGCCGTTCTGCTTGTTCTGCAGCCAACGCTTGCTGCCTTGCAGTTTCAATTCTTTGAGCTTCAACTCTTGCAGCTTCTACTCTGGCTGCTTCTTGCCTTGCCGCTTCTTGTTGATCAGCTAATTGTTGTGCCCGTATTTGTTCTTGACGGATTGCCTCTACTCTTGCGGCTTCTACTCTTGCGGCTTCTGCTGCTGCCGCACGTTGCGCTTCAACCCTTGCCTCCTCTTGTCTAGCGGCCTCAATCCTTGCCGCCTCTTGTCTAGCAACTTCTTGCCTTATAGCTTCTTGTACAGCCGCCTCTCGTTCAGCGGCTATTCTTGCTGCTTCTTGTCTTTCAGCTTCTAATCTAGCTTCTACTTGGCTTGGAGATGCTTGTATTGCCGCTTCAATTCTTGCGGCTTCTCTTGCTGCGAAATCGGCTTGCAGGTTTGGCGGAGCAGAATAATCTAAATTTGTATCAAGACCAAACTGGGCAGCATGTCTTGATCTCATTTCAGGAGATAGGCCTAATAAATAATCTTGGTCAACACCCGCATTTAACAGAGCCTGGAATCCAGTATGAGGTGGCGCGGGAGGAGGAGCGTACGATGGAGCAGAATAATTTGATCCATCATCAAGACCAAACTGAGCGGCAAGCCTTGACCTCATGCTATCAGACAGCCCTGATAAATAATCAGGGTCAAATCCTGCGTCTAAAAGAACTTGAAACGTAGTAGACATATCACAAGCCCAAGCGATTGATGATGGATTGATGAATACTTAGATGGCCTTGCAGCCATTCATAGAAATCATCTTCTTGGTTCCAGTCGGTATCAAACAAGTCAAAAGGATTCTCAAGGCTTAGTCTATTTGCAAGCACTTCATGCTCTTGATAGTGCGACCATAACCAGTCATCAAGATCATCTAAATCAGCATCTGCAAGTGGATACTGAGGTATCACAATATCTTGATCTAGCAACTGTATGTAGAACGTACGATGTTGCTGTGCGTTCTCAAAGATCATCTCTCGTAAACCGTCTGCATCCCCAAAAACGACGTTAGAAAGATTGTCTAGGTTCATGGCTAAAACGGCCCTGAAGTAGAAACAGTAACGCCAGAACTAGTAATAGACCACGGGCTACCAGCATTAGCCACGCTATTGTCTTTGATCGTAGCTGACTGGCAAGTCAAGATTTTTGTCGTAGCGCCTGCGGTCAATGGCTGAGTTGGTATGGTTGCAGAACTAAATCCAGAACCTACGTTAAATCTTAAGTTACTGATCTTGCCGTCAATGTATCTGCTTGTTTGCACAGAACCATTGCCAATTGTTGGCGGCGCAGCAGCCGTTTGTATCGTTCCGCCGACCAAAGTAGACGCCACTTGAGTTGTGCCAACAAACATCTTTAACGTACCTGAAACACGCGAACAAGCAATGTAAGTCCAAGTTGACAAAGAAATCTGAGGATTTGTACCGCTAACAGTTTGTATCGAAGTGTTCAAATTTCTAACAAACACTAAGCGTCTATTTGAATCAATGTAAAACTGACATCTCAAATTGTATGTAGTGCCTAGCGTCGTTGAGAATCCAAAGTCTAGTACCGGAGCCGATATAGCAGGAGCAGCGTCTAAGTAAACAAAACACTCAATTGAAAAGTCTGTTGTTGATCCTATTGCAAACGATGAACTGGTTGGGTAAGTTACAACCCCGCTATTAAAATCATAGGAGTAGTTCTGTACAGACGGATTGCCTGCAACACCTATTGCTTTAGCAGCACCGAATGCAGACAAGATAGGCATTATGCGTACCGTGTTTGGCTTGCAAAGACCGTGAACGAACCGCTACCAGTCTTGATAAGCGTGTAGGTGTAAACGTCTACGCTATTGGCGTTTCCAGCACTAGGCGCAGAACCACCTGACCATTTAGGCGTAACGCTACTACCGTCAACCGTAACCGCTGAGTTGTAGTAAGCCGTACCGCCTTGCGTTACCAGATGAGTTACCGTCACGCTCTGGCCTGTAGCCATGATGCTGTTAAGCGTTGTTGAACTAGACCCACGAATGTTAAGCGTCCAGTTAGCGGAGGCATTACTTGTGTAGTACAGGATAGACTGCGTAGATACGTCAAAGTTAACCGTACCTGTGGCCGCTGTTGCTGAAATCGTTACCGTCTCTGCCGCAGCAGACAGCTTTAACTGCATCGTTGTACCGCTAACGCCAAGCGATAGCTGATTAGCAAACGATACGTTTTGAGAAGCGTCTATCGTAAGACCGTTAGTTCCGTTGGTCTGTAGCGTGAGGATGTTGGTGTTGTCAGCCGTAGAGACTATGCCTATGCCTGACGTGGCGTTGATGGTGTTAGCCATTACATCACCTGAGATGTTGTTAGATTCACAATCTGATCTGTAGCAAACGATTCAACTTGCAGGGGCTGAACAACCTCTACAACTTCCACGTTACCCCAAGCACTCTCAACCCAAGTCTTACCTTCGTGCTGCCAGTTCCACTGATAACCCGCCCTGTCTGCTGGCTTAGGGTCTCTGATGATCCATTCCCAGTTTAACCATACAACCTCTTTGTTAGCAGGAACCTCTGCCGGTGGTGCTGGAGCCTGTTGCCAGCCTTCAGTACCATCAGTTTCAGTGCCTGGGATAGACCCGTTCTTTGTCCAGTATTGCATGGTCTAGTCCTATAGGGTTGGGAATGCTGCTGTTGGGCTTGTTGTCACCGTTCTGGCGTAGCCTTTAGTTATTCGCACATCTTGTAAATAACCGTTTATTGATGTTGGTTGCGTTGGCTCGCCGCCAATATAAAATGGAACATTTGCCCCTATTGTTATGCCTGTAACACTTCCCGAAGCAATAGAACTTCCGTTTCTGTATAACGTAAGTGTATTACCGCTTCTAACAGCAGCAACGTAATACCATTGGCCTGTTGTCCAGCCTGTTGTTGAACCTTGTTGTATATCTACCGCTCCTGCATTGATATAAAATCTTAATCCAAGCGAAGTGTTGTACGTAATAACAAACTCGCCAGAACCTGTAACTGCTGAATCGTTTGTGTTTGAAATTATTTGTTGAGCCGTTGCTAAAGAATTTGGATACCACCAGAACTCAATAGTAAAGTCACCAGTGCCAAATTGAGGAAGGACAGACGTTGGGACTGCCAACCAATCCCCCGTCCCGTCAAAGTACATACTGCTTCCACCCCACTTGCTCTGTGTCGTACTTATCTGAGCATTCCCCACCGTCTCCAGATCATTCTTGCTAGTAGCATCGTAGATACCGCCGTTGGTGAAGTTGAGGAGGAGGGAGGTGTTGGTGATGTTGGTGAGAGGTGCTGTGGGGACTGTTATGGTTGATGATGTTGGGTCGTAGACAGACGATCCTTTGACAATTCTAAAATTTGACATATATCCGTTTAGATAACCTGCCGCGCTAGGGCCGTACCTGTTAATAACAGGTGGTGAAAAATCCACTGTACCCGTAAAAGCTGTTGCAGTACCAACTCTAGTTCCATTTACAAATGCAGCGGTATTTGTCCCCGTCGTTCCTGATCTAACAATGGCAACGTGATTCCATTGGTTTTCTACTAATACATTAGTTGCTGTTGTAATTCGTGCTGCACCTGCTGCGTATAAACACAGCCCTCTATTTGACCCATTTGTTTCGTAAAAAATAGAACTATTAGAACCGGCCGAATCATTTATAAATGTTGGATTTGTAGCTCCTCCTGCCAATAATCCGCTATAAACCCAAAATTCAACACAAAAGTCTCCTGTTAAAGTAAACGCTGCATTTGCAGGAACCGTCAAATAATCCCCATTCCCATCGAAATACCCTGACCCACCATTAGTCGCAGCAGACCAGCTAGCAGTGGGGTTGAATGGGGAGAAGGCGACTACTCTGGTATCACCGTTTCTGGTAATGGTGAAGTTGTTACTGCTGTTGTCTATGAAGCGGTTGGATTGGCAGGTGAGGAGGGAGGTCTGCGTACCAGTGATTGCAGAAATGTTTGTACCTGCTGACTGTGTAGCAGCCAATGGTGAGGTTGGTGGGGTAAAGTTGCCTGTGTAGACGGCTACGCCTTTAACGGCCCTCAAGTTAGATATATATCCTTGAAATGGATCAGAAGCAATATCGTATCCATTGATACCAACCAAGGGTCTATTTGTGCCGCAAGTATAGTTTGATCCTGTGTCTGAATACGTTGTATTTACTTGTGTACCATTCAAATAAATTTTTATTGTCTGGCTTTGGCGTACTACAGCAATATGATTCCATGTATTTAATGCAATTGATCCACCGGATGTTAATAAAGTGCTATATTTATAAAAATAAACTGCGCCACTGCTAGAGATAGATATACGAATTGCATCGGTAGACCCGCCAGTTAAAGCCAAAGTGTCAAATACATATCCTTCAGTTGAATTTGTTTTATAAACAGAAGCCTCAATAGTCCAATCCCCTGTTCCCATTGCATTAGCAGTATTTGCACTACTTGCGTAAATAGAATCCCCAGTACCATCAAAATAATTCCCCCACCCAGTCTGTGAGAACGGACTAAACGTACCCTGTGTCGTGTTTCCGTTGCGGGTGATGGTGAAGTTATTGGTAGAACCGTCTAAGAACGTATTGTTCTGTGCGCCATTCGTACCGTTGCCAGGAAGCAGTAGCGTGGTGTATTCAAAGTAGTCGTCGGTGACCACTGCGGCGCCACCAGAGAACGCCGCTGCAATTGCCGCTGTAAGTGCGCCAGCCATTAGGTTACCCCCGCTCCAGAAACATACCAAGTATCGGTTGCAACCTTTAACATCGTCGCCATCCCTTTTGTCGCTACCGTCCTGTTACCCGTAGAACCATTTGCAAGCTGGAACGTAACGCCAGCGCCAGAGATTGTTAGGTTTCCAGAGTTGTTATTGACCACAAGAATCACTGTCCCTACGTCAATAGCAGTTGTCGAGTTAGTGTTTACTGTAAGCGTTGCAGTCGAACCGCCCGTGAAGTAAATGTGCTTTCCTGCGTCACTTGCCGCTACGGTCGTGTTCGTGCTTTGTGGCGCACCAATGTAGCCAACCTTGTTTGTACCATCTACCGTACAACTAGAAAGCGTCCCAGAAGATGGTGTACCTAAAGCACCATTAAGCGGCACTGCACCGATGGTGTTGTAGCTAATTATTCTGGCCGCAGACCCGTTAAACGTCGTTCCTGATGCATCACCAGAACCACCGTTGTTCATGGTCAACGCATTGCTTGTCGTGCCGCCTACCGTGGCAAAACTAAGCGTCCCTGAACCATCAGTAACTAATCCTTGCCCGTTCGTCCCGTCCGTGCCAGGAAGCGTGAACGTCGTATTAGAAGAGGTGTTGGCAGACTGAAACGTTGTCGTCCCAGTGCCACTTGCATTACCTTGGAATTTGATCTTACTCATCTCGCTTCCTTAACCTAAAATCATCCAGGCTTGGCCCGTACCAACAGTAACCGAATATCCTGCCGCTACTGTTACAGGTGACACTGATAATCCATTTGTATTACTTGTGAATGTGTAGTTCTGGCTAATCACAATCTGCGACTCAAGAACCGGCCCACCAGAGCCCCCACCCCCGCCAGCAGCCCATGTAAGCGCACCAGCACCATCGCTTTGCAAGAAGTAACCAGCAGAGCCATAGTCCGTTGGGAATGTGTAAGTCTGGGTTGATGTTGTGGCTGCGTTACTTGGCTGGATGCGCAACGTTTTGGTGCCAGAACCTGCATCATTACTTTGTAGCTCTAAGTAACCCGATGTACCAGCACCTGTATTAGCCGTAACCTGCGCATAGCCAACAAACGATGCCTGACCAAGGTCGGTAATTGTTGCACTAGAGTTTTGCAACAACTTACCAGTCGTCGAATCAAATCGAGCAATTGCATTATCTGTCGAACTTGCAGGCCCGTTCACATCACCCGCTGTCAGCGTTGCAAACTCAAGCGCACTACCGCCGCTATTGACCTTAAGGTACTGATTAGCCGTACCTATAGCAGTCAACCCTGTACCACCGTTCGCAACACCTAACGTTCCTGTGATTCCTGTCGATAAAGGAAGTCCAGTTGCGTTAGTAAGGTTGAGCGCCGATGGTGTACCGGCATCGCCATCATAAGTAACGACGCCACCCGTTGTGCCAGCAGTCAGTGCTAGTGCCGTTGCGACACCCGTACCCAAACCAGATACGCCAGTACTGATTGGCAAGCCAGTAGCATTGGTGAGCGTACCGCTTGACGGTGTACCTAATGCGCCATTAAATAGAACCGGCGCACCAGCAGTGCCTACGGATTGTCCTAACGCAGTTGCAATGCCAGTGCCAAGGCCAGCAACACCGGTTGAGATTGGCAGACCCGTTGTATTAGTCAACGTACCTGACGAAGGCGTACCAAGCGCACCACCTGGTGCGACGTAATCAGTGCCAGCAACAGCAGCGGCAATAACACCGCTTGTTGCCTTTACCATGCCTGTCGTTGTGGCCGCTTGGATTAGCTTACCAGTCGTGCCACTGTATAAAGCAATTTGAGCATTGACTGAGGACGCTGGGCCTACGACATCGCCGACACCAACAGGAGAACCATACTCAAGAGCGGTTCCTCCTGAATTAACTTGCAGAACTTGACCAGCAGTTCCTAACGCTGTAAGCCCCGTCCCGCCAGAAGTAATAGGAATAGCGGTTCCGGAATAGCTAAGAGTTATATTTCCAGAACTGGTAACTGGAGAGCCTGCCGTCAAGAATGCTGGTGGAGATATTCCAACTGATGTAACTGTGCCAGCACCCGAAGAAGTAAACCATTTAACGCCTTCAGTCGCGCTTGAATCAGCAACCAGTATTTGACCGTCTGTGCCAACAGGTAAACGAACATTGTCCGTACCTGTGTAGACAATCATGTCACCCTTGGTTGTATTTGGAGCTAGCGCATCAAAGGCTGATGTCTTGTCGCTTTGACCTGTACCACCATTAGCAATAGGCAATGTGCCAGTGATCTTGGTTGCGGCAATTGATGTAATCCATGCAGGATTTGCATAACTGCCTGTCGTATAGACGCCGTTAGTTACAGTGCCTGCATTACCAAGAACATCAATATTCCATGTTCCGGTGGCACCTGTACCTCCTGTAGGAACAAAAGCACCACTTGCTCCAATAGCAGTTTGTAAGGCAGTAAGTACGCCAGTACCGAGTCCGGTAATACTTCCAGAAGGAAGGTTAGTACAGTTTGATAGATCGCCAGAAGATGGTGTGCCAAGTGCGCCGCCAGGAACAAGATAATCAGTGCCTCCAGTAGCAGCCGACAATACACCGGAGGTTGCTTTTAAGATGCCTGTCGTTGTCGCACGTTTGATGACTTTACCAGTGGTGCTTGAGTAAAGCGCTATCTCATCATCAACCGATGCAGCAGGGCCATTCACATCGCCAGCGCCAATCGTGACTCGTATGCCAGCAGCCGTGGTTGCACCAGTACCACCATTGGCAATCGGTAACGGTGTGCCAGAATAACTTACCGCTAAAGTTCCAGAGGTTGTGATTGGTGAACCAGAAACCGACAAGAATGCGGGTACTGACATAGCAACGGAGGAAACACTACCCCCGCCGCCGCCACCACCTGCCGCATTCTTAACAGACAGCAACTGAAAGCTAGAGCCGTCATACATGAGCGAGCAAATAGCGCCAACCACAATAGCATTAGCGGATAATGTGCTGCCATCAGGGTAAATGATGTTCTTTGCGCCCTGACCGTTGACGTTTAAGGTGCAAGGCCCGGTATTTGCACTCGTTGCTTGGAACTGAATGGCAAGACCAGCCTGGTACGTTGTTGATAGACCAGAAAGCGAAACAACATAGGCATTCGTCGTACCTGAATCTAAAGCATAGTTGCTATAGGTCGATGCGTCATTAAGCGCTGTTGCAACCGTAGAAAAATCAGCATCCAGGTTAGCAAGCGGGATGGATGTCGTTGCGGTGGCAAATGTATTCGGAATTGTTACTGGCTTTGCCATCAGAACCTCGCTCTTAGTTCATGTTCAAGCTGGAAGCCGTTGAAGGTAAATGCTGGTGCCGTGGATGTTACCGTCATGCCAAGGTATTTGCCATACATTTGGGCATCGTACTTAAGCAGTTTGTACCCTTCGGTCAACTGGTAACCAGACGAAATCCATTGCAAGGTGCTTCCAGCATTGTTTGTCCATGCAATGTTGTTAAAACTATTGTTTTGCCATGCAACCGCATTGCCAAGCGCAATCGATGTTGATGCGCGAGACTCGCTATCAATCGAAATATTCAATGAACCAGCAACCGTAACAGGAAATGTTGCTTCAACCCCAAGTTTGAGCGCTTGCTTGTCTCTAATCGGGTCTTTTAAGTCCCATAGCGCTGTAACAACCTCAGTTGAGATGTTAGCTGTCTGGTCTTCGTACATTCTGAAGAACGCACCGCCTGATTCGACGCCATAGGAGTTGATTAAACCATTGACTGGCGACGAATTAATGTGCGTTAGGTTGCCTTGATAGCTAATAAACCACTTGCGATCAAAGAAAACCAGTTGCACACGCCGGTAAGTGCCATTGTCGTTGTATCTGACGTTCCATGCGGACACCAGAATGTTGTAAATCAGTGTCTGGCAACCCGTTACCGTTGAACTAAAGTCAATATTAGGGAAAATGCCGTCAAGTGCATCACTAATCTTGGTTGTTGTAGCGCCAACTAGCGCATAAACACCATACCGATTAATAAATAAGATGCTTCTAAAGTAGGCAAAAACACCTAAAAACAGTTCTGTACCAATAGAAGCGCTGATATTGGTGTTAGTAAAGAGCGTTTCGCCAAGCGTATTGACGCGAACATCCGAAAAAACGTTGATCGACGATTCGCCAAAGATGTAAAGAAAGTTGTTAGCAGCGATGATTTGCGTGATGTCACCGTACAAAGTGCCATCGACCAACGTAATGTTGCCAGCAGAAATGCTTGTGAAGTCGTTGTAGCTATCCGCCGCTGTGTAGTAAATGGTTCTGCCGTCCGCAATCCATACACGACCAGAAAAGGACTGTATGCAAGTGCCAGGTTGGCTGATTGCTGTAGCCGTAGCTGATGCGGCGCCGCTAGAAAAAGTTATAGTTGGTGCTGACGTATAACCTGTACCTGGCTCAGTAATCGTGATGGCAGTTACAACCCCGCCGCTTATTGTTGCGGTTGCAGTTGCTTGAACACCTCCAACTTCATTAGGGGGACTAATCGTTACGGTTGGGGCCGCTGAGTATGCAGACCCTCCTGATGTAATCGTAATGGTGCCGACCGAACCGACCCGAACGAGATTCGTCCCGTCAAACGTAGCGTATCCATAAGTTGTGTCAATGATGAGCACTCGCTCATTCTTCCATTGACTAATCTGAGTACGGGTTCCGCTGAACGTGCCTGAGTTAGCCAGGGTGATCGGTGCGGTAGGGGTTTCCAAGCTGACATACTGCGCACCTCCATTGGTGAAGAACGCAAACATGTAAGCGACACCGCCAATATTGGCTGGTGCCATGTAATGCACCGTGCCGCCCCAACTGAAATTCGTACTGCTGTAAGTAACGCGCTTTTCTTTGGGTATGACCTTCAGGTTCGAGTACCCAATAGGCATCACATTCTCTATCCAGGCAAACTCATTTTCCTGAATAGCTGTGCGATTGGCTTTGGTGTTAAGCCCTTTGAAATCCTTGGTAACGTGGTAGGACTTCTTTTGCTCAACTGCGGCCATGATTACTGAACCGAGTAAGGCGTTGGTAAACGACGCGTGAAGCTCGAATTAATCGCTGCCAGCAACTGCTTTTTGTACTCGGCATTGAAGATTTCTGCTTCACCGTAAGATTGCTCTTTGTATTTGGCTTTGTAGGCCGCATAAAACGCTACAGGCGACGTGTAAGGCTCTAAGATCACCTCAGTCTGCGAGTCTGATGTAAGCGGAACAGGCAAGAGGATGGTATCAACCTCAATCACATAGACCTGATCAGGTACCGGGCCAAAATAAATTTGATTCTGCCCGTAACGTGTAAACGCAATGGGTCTGCCCGTGTAGTTCTGCCAAAACCGCAACTCAGCGTTGAATTGCGTCCATGACATGTATCGCAATGGTATGCGTGTGTTACCCCAGTACAGATTGATGTTTAGCACATCAAGAATCTGCTCTGCCCATGATGGCAATGTAAGGGTTGATATATTAAAAACTTCAACCGAGGTGGTTGTAGCACCAGTCAGGATATTGCGCAGACAACCCGTGTCACGCACGACACGATGCCGAGCACCATTGATGTAATCGGTTAGCTCGGTGTCAGTCCAGAAGTTGCCAGCAGCATCATGCAGCAGTCTTCTAACTTCTGCGATATACCCTGAGTAGGTTGCCATTTATGCCTCATCGCTTGTCTGGGGCTGGACTTTGACCCCAGCTCGCCCACGCGGAGCGGGAGGGGCTACTCGTTCCACCAACACGGCTGATTGTTGGTCGGGTTTTACTGGAGCGTCCGTAAAGGTGAACTCAGCAAGGCGAGCCATCGCTTTATCGTGGTCGGTGTTCATTTTTAACCAACCTAAACGCACCAAGTATTGGTACTTATTGTCGTCGCCATACCCAAAGATATGTCGCGCAACATGAGGTTCGATTTGTACGCTTTTGCCTGGCGGAAACTCAAACCACTGATCGACGTACTTGGCGACCAGTGGCTGAGAGCCTTTGTTTGTAACAAAGATCATGCTTCTAAAATATCCCCGTAAACATATACATCCGCTGTTGCTGCAGCACCTTGAGCGGTGGTGAGCGATAAGTATAAGTTGGGAATGCTTGATTTCACTGTAGTGCTTGCACTGCTTGTCGTACTAAGCGTGAGATCAAGGAAAAGCGCTGACGTTGTAAGCGAGGAGTAAGCCTGGGCCGCTGCAACAACCGCTGTACCACCTTTGCTAGCAGCGGTATAAACGCCGCCAGCAGCCGTGGTCAAAGAGATTGAAGCATTCGTCACCACAATGCGCCGAAGAATGAACTTCGACGGATTGCTAAAGATGGTGATTTGCTGATCGGCGGTGGAATTCATGTTCGCGCCGATCAACTTCCCAAGCAGGATGCCTCCAAACTGCTGCGGCAATAGACTACCGACTTTGTTTGCATCCATGCTTTACTCCAATTACGAGTTGTAGGTGCCAGAAGCAGCCTGACCGCCATTGACGGTCAAGAACAGTGCCGTGACAGTGCCAGAGGTCGAAACGATTTTAACGTTCTGACCATCAGAAACCATCATGCCACCTGTATTTGCTGCAATTACATCAGCCCATGCAGAGCCGTTATAAGCCTGATACTTACAGTTTGCGACGGGATAGATGACGTACAGACCTGCTGGTAGCGTGTAGTCAGTGCCTGCCGTTACCGATTGGGTAACGTAATCAAAATACGCGCCATCAGCATCGCTGCTTAAGCCACTAACGATGATTTTATTAAGTGCCAATGCCATGATCGACTCCTTACAGCGTGAGTGAGTTAAGGCCGGTCACCACGGTCATGCTCTTAGGCTTGGTGCTCACCATTTCAGCAATGGTCAACACTGCGCCAACATAACCAATCTGCCAGTTAGGCAGCGTGGACTCAAAGCCGGTAAACGCAAACTCAGCCTGATCGTGAATGTACATGCTGAGGTAGTTTGAGTTCAGCAAGTACAAAGTGCCCTCAGGGCAATAAGGATCAGGATAAATCGGCACACCTGCAACCATGAGCGCACGGAAACCGGACGTTGGGCCTTCTTCACCGCTAGCAAAGTTGCTACCAGGGGTGATCATGTAGGTTTCTTGGCCTACAAAGTCTTGCGCCAACAATGTCCAAGTACCAAAGCCGCAAACACCAAAGGAAGGAACCTCAGCACCGTTTTTCACCGTTCCAGAGATGTACTGGAGGATGTTTTGACGGGTTGGGTTAACTGATCCTGCTGTGTACTCTTTAGAACGCCACCAAGCATAGGTCGAACGGCTAAGGCCGCCATAGGTGCCTGCCGAATCAACTGCAATGGGCAATCCAGTAAATTGCTGGCTGTTGCTGGTGTTGTTGTACAGCGCTGTTGCCATTGCATCCATCATGACGTTGGTCGCATCGTTCATGCGAGCCTCAATCAAAGGAATCACAGCATAGTCTTGCTGTACAGCACCTTCCATACCGAGGAAGGGAACTGGAGCGATCATCAACTTAAGGTTGAATTCAGCGTTGTAAGCACCCTGCATGACGCTAGGCTGTGCAAACGAACCGCTGTAGTCCGACCATTGTGCGTTGACAAACTGAGAACCCTGAACAGGCACGGTTACCGATGACACACCGCCTGAAGCGGTCTGAGAATTGGCAAGCAATGCGGCAAGCAGGGGGGTTGAGTTGTAAAGCTGGACAACCAGTTTCGGAATGAAAGCCCTACGGGTAACGTAGGTCAGTTCATTGTACTGACTGGTGCCTGCTGTTGGGATAATACCGCCACCAATAGGCATGATAGGTTCCTTTTAAGAAACAGACCTAATTAACGAAGTCCAATCGGGCGAGACTGGTTTCCCTGTCTTAGCTCGTTGAGTGCACTCGCCGCTGCTTCCCTGGCCGCTGCTGCAGGATTCTTCAAATACTTCTGAAAGTCATTGACCTTCGAGGTAATTGGCGAATTGCTGAATGCAGGAGTTGGCTTATCAGCCTGGCGCATCCAGTTGTAATACTCAGCAGCCGATTCGTGATTGCTAATGCCCTTTTCAATCATCAATTTCTCGATGGCTTTGACATCATCATCCGATTCAGCAAGACGTTTCTCCTTCAACGTATTTCTACGCTTTTCTAACTCGGTTCGAGCGTCCTTTTCTTTCAATCGTGCTTCCAACTCGGCAATTTTTTGCTGCTGTGCAGAAATAGCTTGGTTGGTTCGCTCTTCAATCTCAAGTTCAGGAACTGGAAGGTCGGGATGCGCTTGCCTTGTCAGCTTCAGAAACTCCTTTCGGGTTTTCGGATTCTCAGCCAAGGCTTTCGCCAAGGCAGCAAGCTCATCACGGGCGTCTGGGGTAAGGTTTTCTAGCGACATTGTTTTTTCAGCCGTTCAAAACAATTAGTTAAATGACACGCTTGGTGTCACCGGGTTTGGAAAGCGTCATCTGGTTTTTAGTAACCTTATTCGCTCCACTCAAGCCACCAAACGGCTCATACCGAGGTGGGTTGTAAATCTGACCATTCTTTTGCTGGTTATCCGTCGGGCGACGAATCGTTCCAGCGCGGGGTTTGAACAATTCCATCACTATCTCCTAGATAGGTAAGGGTGGGTTTTGAGTCCCAGGGGTTGGTGCCGCAGCCATTGCTCGCATCTCGGCAGACGCGCCACCAGCTTGAGGCAAAGTCTGAATCATTTGCATGATTTCAGATGGTACTAACTCTTTGGCTTTGTAATCCATCTCACCAAAGGCCGATCCAATCTTTCCTATGGCATCTTTTAACGCTTTTTGCTCAGGCGAGCCATCAGGAAACTTTTGCATGGCACCCATCAACATGCCCATACCAAGCTGCACATCAATGCGGCCCTGCATTTCTTCACCCTTTTTGGGTTCCGGCGTCGACATGGGGGAAGACATGGGGGGTGACGATGCGCCAGACAGTGCCGGTTTCTTTTCTTCACCTTCTTCGCCTTCAGTGCCTTCCTCTTCAACCTCGATTTCCATCGAAGCCTTGCCGTCTTTGGCACCGCCGCGAATCAACTTCATCAATTCTTCTGCGCTAACAGCCATATTGAGTCCTTTCAGGGCGGTTTGTAACCACTTACCGACCGTCTGTCAAGCGATTAACGGCGTGATGGCCGTGCGTAACGTAGCATTTTGCGTTGCATCATGAGAAACGACCTCCTGCGCGTTGATAACCCGTGCGATTCATCGTCGCACGACCATAATTGAGTTGCGGGGTGCGATAAATCTGTTTTAGCTCCGATTTACCTGTTCTCGGCTGGTCATTACTGTAAGAAAAACGGTCTTGACCGCTTCTTGTGTCGCCGGAACCGCCATTCATGTTGGAATTACCGTTTGTCAGCATAAAAACCTCTACATAGCGGGTGGTGCGGAGCCTTCAGGCGTTGGTTGCTGCTGTTTTTGCATTTCTTGCGCTGCTTGTTGGGCCTGTTCCATCTTTCGGAGGTCTTCTTTGAGCAATTGCTTCATCGGAGGCTCCAAAATGTCAATCAAACGCTCTTTGGTGATGGCGCCACGGTCTGCAAGCGCAAATGCAAGGCTTCTAAGGTCTTCTGTAAAGATCGGTGAGTTGGAATGTGCATCCACTTTCACCACAAAGTCCTTAGTAAACTGGTTTGCAATGAACTTATCACCCTGATCATCCGTGTAAATGCGGTCAGAATAGGCTTGCATGGCCTTTAAGTACAGCGTTGCCATCTTTTCTAACGCATCTTCAATGATCAATGCACGTTTTTTAGCCCTTGAAGACCCTAAACGTGCCAATTGTGAGGCGTGACCAGCACTTCTAACACCTGATTCACCCCTGCCCTGCAACACATTGACAATACCAGAGGCTTCTTCAAACATCTGGTCAATCTCTGCAATCTCTCTAAAGAGATCATTCGGGATTGATGGCGCCATTTGCTCAACTTTGGCATTAGGCATGTCGGTAGAAAGCAAGCCACCAACACGGTTAAGCGCAAAGTTCTTCTCATCAAGCAGCCCTGTAAAGCCAATGAGCGCTGTAGGTGGTGAGACTTGCTTGGATAAGAGGTCAAGAATCTCTTGCATCCTCTTATTGCGCATGTCTTGCAAGAAAACCAGCCTTGCAACTTCAGAGATTCCCCAGTAGTAATCGTACTGCGGGGTTGGGCAAAGCTGAATAAATGGCAGTTCACCCTTTAAGAACATACTTTCACCAGCTCTGTCATAGATGATGACGTTAGGGTCAGCAATAGTGACGCACTGATAATCCTCAGTCATGTCATTCCAGACCCAAAGTTCAGTCATCTTGATCGTATCTTCAGCAACGCGAGCCTTGTATTGCTGCATCCCAGCAATATTGAGATTCACATTACCGTACATCGTTGGGTCAGTGGCCGATAGGATCAAACGCTGGATGCCATCAGGCACTTGGTTCTCTTGGCTTTGCCCCATTTGCAAGCGAGCAAGCAGTGCCTCACGTTGCGGATGCGAGTAAAGCCTGGCGTATAACTCAGAGCGTGTGATGTAGTAAATCTGAATCAACGCTTCTTGGCGATCTGTGTGCGGCGTATCTTCTCGATACACGCCAATACACCGCGGATCAACCATGTAAGGGTGCAAGCCATTCTTTTGAATGAGCTTAATGAAGGTCGAGTTGTAGCAAAGCGCCCAGTTCAGCGCCTGGGCAAAGACCTGATCAGCGTTGCTATTGAGCCAATCGTCATTCAAAGCGCCTGTAAGCGAAGGAATCTTGGTTTGTTCGTGCTTATTAACCGAGGCGCCGAGCGAAATCGTAAAGCGTGTGGTTTCTGCTGAGTAGAGGAAGGAGGAGAGTTGGTCAATGTGCGGGTAAATCTTGTTGTAGTACGCAGGCGGTGCATCCAATCCCGCACCAAAGAGATAGTAAGAGCGCAGCGAGTCATAAGTACCCGTGCGCTCCTGAATGCTGACGGAGCACTTATCTACCAAGTCATTGTAGAAATACTCTCTCTGGATGGGATCGTCAGGAATTCTCATATAGGCAACTTTAAGTTCTCATGATCACGAATGACCACTGAAGGCGTTGGTTTGCGCAATGCTATACCACTTTCTTTGACAGCAGACAAGCCCCCAACGGTTTCTCCGCGTATCGAATTCAGATTGTAGTTGCCTAATTGTTTGGGGTTACCCCACTGCACAGCAAAGGGATTCTGTGGTTGCGAGGCTTGTTTATTGCCTAGAAGGGCATGTTGCTGGTGATCACCTTCACGCGACGACTTAATGTCACTCATGCCGTAATCTTTGGCTAATTCCCTGAGCGTGGTGTCAGCATGTTTGGTGGAATCTGACTTCATACCCACGGCTTGCAAAAACACCATTTGTACATCGGATGTACATCCATGCGGACACACAGGCTCTCTACTTTCAAAAAAGCCATGTGCTGGACATTTGTAATCATGAACGACTGCCATAGTTTCTCCTTAGTTGCTGGTCAAGATCAGGACGTTGATAGTCTTGGGATTTAGGTCGAATACCAAGATCAAGTTTGAATCCGCTGCCATCGTAGGTAACGAGCCTGCGCCTTACCATTTGCGGCTTGGGTTGCTTGCGAAACTCCACATACTTCTTACCCGACTTCACCATGACGGCGACTTCGCCATTGACCCAATGCTCATAAGCGCGGTTCACACGGGTCTGTACAAGTTCTGTGAGCGGGTATTTGCCATTGAGAAACACATCTCTTAGGTGCAAGGGGTCAAGGCCGCATAACTCGGCAAACAAAGCAATGGAAATGCCGCGTTTCTTGTCACGCATAAACGCAGGAATCACTTCCATCATTTGACGCTTACTGAGGCCCAACGCCAATAGCCTTTAAGTAGTTGTTGATCTGCTTATCCACGACCGGCACTTGCACGGGCGTTATGGCTTCTTCTTTGCGATCGCGCGTCATACGCATTTGCAAGAGCCTTGGCATGAGCTGTTCAGCAAAGGCAACGCAAGCAAGGGCTGTCGCAATGACACGATCATCTTTGTTGCGCCCATAAGCAGCAATAGAACCCTGGTCACGCACGACGGACTTCATCTCTTCAAGTAAGTCCATCGAGTAGACATTCATCATCCCGCGCTCAAAGTAATCCTTAAAGTAATTCAGCATCCGCTCTTTGGACGAATGCGTGGTTAGGTAACCAAGCGAGTTCGAGACACCGCCTAGTGAGTCATTACGCCGCCACAGGTAGTGCTGCATGTGCGATAGGACATCCATTAAGCCTCTAGCCTTGCGCGGTTCCATTGTCTGCGCTTGGCGTTTAAGGTTGCGCATCTCATTGATCACGGCTTGACCTGGCCCGTTCACTTCCAGGTTTAGTGTGGAGTTCTTATAAGCCCCTGCCAGGTAGCAGACAACCCAAGCGAACTGGTAGGTGTTGAGTTCAGAGGTAGCGAATTCCGCAACTTGATCAAGTCCATCTGCATAGCAACGGTAGATTTGGATACAGAAACGATCAGCCCAGTCGCTGCTTCCATATGCTGGATCAGCACCGATGACGTAGTAGGCGTTTTCAATCGGCTCCTCCCATACTTTTAACGTTGCCATGCGCTCTGTTGAATTAATTAACTCAGTGTCTTCAAAGTATTGTCCCATTGAGAAGCGGTAGAACCGAGGTAATAACTGCTTAGCAACCTTGGCTTGATCAGTGCAGCGGGCATGTGAGAAGAAACTCGAACCCGTCATGATGAAGGCATAGTCTTCTGTGGGCGGAAACTCTTGATACATGAGGGCTTCATCCTTAATCCCCTCATTCATCTTCCATCGCCACCAGGCAATCTGTCTTGAATTGATCTCTACCTGGTAGAGCTTCTTAATCTCTCTTGTCCATTCCTTTTCTTCAGGACTTAGCTTGCCATCCCAGTACACCTTATAGACATCTGACTTGGCATCAGCACTGTAGAGTTCATTGCGCCACCAACCGCAGAAAATAGCCTTCTGGGTTCTTGCACGTTTAGCCACCGCCCACATGTCATGCCACATATTGAAGCCACGCGCTGTGCTCTCAAAAAGGTAGAGCCTATTGGGATTCTTTTCTGCAAGCGATGCCAGCAATGAAGCCAATCCTTCTTCATCACCCCAAGACGATGTTTCTGTGCCATGCAGGTAGGTAATACCTTTACCACGCCCTAAAGAACCCTTGGCTCGCAAGCCTGCCACCTGGTAGAAGAGCCTTGATCGGTTCTTTAAGACCATTTGATTCCTGTTATGCGTCATCAAAGGAATCTTGTACTCCGGTGGCAAACCATCCATGTACATGGCAAGTGTGGTTCTAAACTGGTCTCGGTTCTCTTCGGTATCGGTTGTGAGCGTTCCCTGAAACCCAGGGTTCTTAAAATGCCAGTAAAGGTCAAGGGCAAGCGATATGGTCGTAATCCCTAACTGCCTGCCCTTCAGAATCACAAAAAAGTGCGTACCTTGATTTAAGCCTTTAGCCACTTCCTCCATGACATAGGTCTGGCTGCCCAATAAACGCTGTCCAAGGCGCTGTATGCCAAGCTCCTTTGTCTCTACCTTCAATTCCCTACAAAACCTGTAGAAGTGCTGTAAATCAAAGTTCATTGCGTACCTGGTTCATATTCATACTTCATGCAAGGCTTCTCAGCCAATAAGCCATCTCTTATGCAAATCAAAATCTCCTCCTTATCACCTTCCTTTTCTTTGAGTCCAATCGCCTGACTCCATCGACACGTTTCGCAAGAAGGTGTCATATAGCCTCCCAAAGTAGTTTTTGCCCTCTCAAGGCTTCATCAGTATCAATTCTTGGTCTAGACCTTACATTCCAATTACCGCCGCCTTTAAGACCTATACATCTCCAGTTAGATGCTTTTAATGAAGCCCCTCCTTCTTCTGGTAGCGTGTAAGTAATCAGCCTTTTATATCCAAGCGCTTTAGCAGCTTTCCAAGACGCTGAATACAACATAGAGCAAGCGTTTTTAGTTCCATCCGTACAACAACGATTGACTTCTAAAGTCCAACCGTTATCAAGCAACCTAGCAACCGGTCTTCCAACAATAGCAACGCCAACAATCTTTTCATCATGACTCACTGCTACACAGAATTTACATCCTTGCATTGGCTTGTGATGTCGATGATGAAGACTTACAAAAGCATTGGCCTCTTCAAAAGTTATCGGCGTAATTTCCAAAGGGCTTCCAGTCCATAATTCTCCTTTAACCACAATACCGTTTTCTCTTCATCAGCCGTCAAAGGTCTTTTCTCCCTCTCTTCGGCATACCATTTCATCGCTTGGTACGGATACGTCTTATCACCCTCCGTATACCGCTTAATCCAAGCAATCTGAAATTCATGACTCACTCAACCCGCCACACCCTTACACCATTCTCCACCTTCCTCGCTGTGAACTTCTTTCCTGTTCTTCTCCACTCTCTATAGTTAGCATTACATAGCTTAGATAGATCACCACCTTCAAGGTAGAAACTATCTCCTAGCTCTAACTGGTCGTAAGGGTATTTAGGCCCTGTCTTCCTCTCCGGTATATCTAAACCTCTCTCTAACGTAAACATCTCGTACATCTCCATGTTGTCGATGTACTCATCATACACAAATAGATATTTAAGGTAGGCAGGAAAACAGAAAATTCCTTGGGGCGGGGACGGTAGTGGTGCACCCAAATCCCGACCCCCCGTCCCATTCGCATTGCCAGACAACGATCGATCTGCGCGACTGGTTGCGGCCAATTGCTACCCGATTGGACTTGAGCAGAGTGATGAGTAGGCATGTCATGACGGGTAAAGGCTCACCGTCCGTCCCTTGTGCCCCATTGTCAATTGATGCAGGGAGCGTATAGATAACAATCATCTTATGTCCCTGATACATCAATGATAGGACTAACCCTATATATATCTATAGATAGAACCCTATATCCCTATATATAGTTTTTAAGATTCTAAGAGTACATCTCTAGCATGGAATATATCTTAGAGTGTATTTGTGTGTATTTGATACCAAAGTATATAGAGCATGTTCACAAAGCATGTGATTATTCTCTTGTAGTTCTTAACCAATAGGAGATTAAAAAATGACTAAGCAAACAAGCAAACAAGTAGCAAACCTTGATCTACACCGCAAGCTTGGCAATGACTATGCTGTGGCATCCGGATTGTCAGCGCTGATTCGATCATCAATGCGGAAAGCTGAAAAGCAAGAGCTCTTAGAGCTTGCTGCAGCATGGGATGTGATCAATCACCAAGCTTTCATTGTCTAACTAATCACAAAGGGGCTAACCACCCTCCTAACCTTTGGAGATAGACATCATGGCAATGCAATCAGCTGAATACAACAAACCACAAGTAAAGCTCAGCGTTACCAGTAAGCTCGACGGCATTAGATCATGGAGCTTGCAAGCTCTCGAAACATGCCCGGGTTCCATAGCATCAAACGGCGAGCTTGTTGATGCTTGCAAGGGATGTTATGCAATGCAAGGCAATTATCGTTATCCCAACGTGAAAGCTCCACGCCTATTTAATCGCGATGACTGGCAGCGCGATGAGTGGGTGTTTGAGATGGCGCAGTCACTAGACAATGATCGATACTTTCGTTGGTTCGATAGCGGTGACATGTATTCGATAGATCTAGCTAGAAAAATCTACATGGTCATGCAAGCTACACCACATGTTAAGCACTGGCTGCCGACTCGTATGCATAAGTTTCCAAAGTTTCAGGCAATCATTGAGCTTATGCGCGAGCTTCCCAACGTAGTAGTCCGCGCAAGCTCCGATAGTGTCACCGGTGACGTGTTAACCGATCAATCCCACTCGAGCACGATTGCAAGCTCATTCGATGACTCATCGATTAGCGTCTGTAAAGCTTATGAGCACGGCGGGAAATGTTCTGGCTGTAGAGCTTGTTGGGATAAATCCGTGCCAGTTATTGGCTATGTGGCACATGGGAAAAGCATGGCTAAGGTAATCAAGCTTAAGGTGACAGCATGAAAACCTTGATCGACTGGTTTGTTGCTACCCTTTTCGGGGTGGCTTTTGCTCTCGCCGTTTTCTTCAACTTATAGGGGTAAATCATGGAAGATCATTTATTTGTCGATACCAATGACAACATGGCATGTCACGTTTATTACGTTTCAGGCCGTCTGCCTTGGGCCGTCCGTTTGATCGATACCGATAGCGATAACACGGTCACCATTCGCCGTTTCATCGATATCGAACATGCTCATGCATTCGTCCGTGAATGCCTGCCAGATATAACCGTTTAACCCGCTAGCAATGCCCTTAGAAGCCCTTAAACGGGCTTTTACGGGCTTTTCTCTACCTAATTGGAGTCAACCTACATGGAAGATAGACAAGTCCATTCATGGATCGATTTAATCGATCATCAAATTCAACCCGATAAATGGTTCCGACCCGTTGATCAGGTCTGGCGTGAGCATGGTTGGAAACCACCAAGCACTGAGTGCATCGAGACTATGAGAAAGCACAAGGCATTCCGCACCTGGTCGCATTACATACCCTCGCGGGAGTCCCAATCGTGAGTAAGAAGCAGCTAAAGGACATTGAAACCCAAGCCATGATCGACAAATGGCAGGAAGAGCTAGCAAGGCATGTCGCTTACCTTCCAATCCTATGCGAGCAGGCAGGGGTTGATGAGCATGAGTTACATCGAGCTATTGAGATTCACTTTTACGTCAGGTCAATGAGTAAGGGGGCTATGCAATGACTGAGAACAAAACAGCAAAGACACCAACGGATGATGGACATGTGGCTCATGTTTACCTGTTTGATAAAACGGGTAGGCCGATGGTCGCATGGGACAACGCTAAAGATATAAAGCTAGGTGACAAACTTTATGCTGCACCAAAGCGTGAATGGGTTGGTCTGA